AATGATTCCAGTTGTGCTGGTTCCGTTTGATGCGTTGGCATTCAATGGTGCGCGTGGTGTCTCAATGAAACGAACCGACTCAAAAGTGCCGATTTCGCCATTGTAGATACCTGCTGTGTCCACGTTGACGTGAGGTGCATTCCATGCAGCGTTACCGGTTTCACGACGAAGATCGTATGAAACGTCTGGGTGAATGTAACCCATGTAGTAGCCGTTGAATGTTGCAACGTTTGCTGAACGCAAAGCTGCTGTCTGCTTACGAACATCGTTTGCAGTCAAAATTGCGTCAACCTTAACCGACTCACGGCTTGTTGGAACTGCTGCGCCACCCGTAGCGTAAGCCACGTTTGTGCCTGCACCCAAAACTGCTTGAACAACTGTGTCGATCGAAAGACCAGCGTTGTAGCCAATCAAGTTTGCGGCAGTTGCATCAACATCAAGGAACGCTGTTCCACGAAGTTTTGCAGTTGTCTGAACGGTGTTACCGTATTCAGCAAGAGTTACAGTTACTTGGCTGTCACCCATTGTTGCAGGGGTGAGGTCCGAAGTTTCGGTGAGTGTTGAGGTAGCTGCTGCCAATTCGGAGAAAATCGTGAAGATCACCGAAGAACCAGGCATAGCCTGATTGGTTGCTTGGACATCTGCTGCTTGGTCAAACAACAGTTCTGAACGGAGAGCGAAATACGCTAACCGGTCGTACGCCGCCTGGTCGACACTGAGTGAACTTGCTTGTGTAATTGCCACTATGTTTCCTTTGGGGTAGCCCCAGAAGGTAGTGCGCCTACTGGAGAGTGATTAGTACTTTTCTGCTTCTGCTCTAGCCTGAGCCAGTAAAGCCATCACTTCATCTGCGGATTTAGCGTTGTTAAAACGCTGCACATAATCAACCGGTGCATCACTTGTCTCGCCTGCACGACTGGCCTGAGCCACCCGATTCCATGCCTGCTGTTCGGCAGCCACTTCTTTTTTCTGTGAAGGTATGAGACTTGCTTCTTCGGCTGCTGCACGGATCGCTTCGGCTGTTAGCTCACCGTCGTAGCCTTTAACGAAATATTTGGCTGCTGCTGAATCAGGATCAACTCCTGCTTTAACAAACGCCAACTCTCGTTGGGCTGCTTCGGCTTCTTTGGCTTTCGCCTCAAACGCCTTGACCTGTTGCTCCAATTCACGCATTCTGGCGCGTACTGGATCTTTCCGTGCTGCTTGGTCTTGTGCTTCATCCTCAAACTCAAAGTCTGACTCTGACATGACCCACTCCTTCTGCCCACACTCTGACCGGAGGGTTCAGAATGGCTGCAAATCTCACCCCTTTTAACGCATCGAAGACGGGGGGCTTCCGATGGGTGTTCTGTTGAACACTCTCAGTATACACACACCCACTGTCGGTGAGTCAAGTACCCTATTCGGCTGTGCCAACCGACAGTCTTGTTGCACCAGAAGTTTCACCTTGTGTACGAGCAAACCCACCACCACCAGCAAACTCACCTACACGGCGACGACGACGCTTCTCTAGTTCTAGTGTTGAACCTGTGTCTATACCAAACGCTCCAGTAACAATGTCTTGTTGGCTTAGGGCGGTTTCGCCACTTAGTGTTGTTTTGAGTTCTCCAAGTTTGCCTACGTCTTGGAACGCAGACATGATTTGTCCTTCAGAGAAACCACGGTTAGCAAGGTCTTCGTAAAGGGTTCTGGCTTCGTCTGAGGCAAGGTTTACGCCACCTTGTTCCACGGCGCGGGCCGCAATATTGGCTGCTTGGGCTTGACGAATAATTTGTTTGTTTTCGATTATCGGTTTGGCGCGTGTTGGATCTATAAAGTATGCAGCAAGATCTGATTTGGTTACCCCGTACAAAGATTCCATTTGACGTGTTACTTCTGGATCGGCGTTGGCTACAGCATTGTAGCCTTTTTCAATTCGTTCTTGTAGTTCGCTTGGCGCAATGTCTCCCTCAATAAATTTGGCAAAGTCTTCTTCTGGGTTGTCATAGAAGTTGTCTGGTAGACCGTTGGAACGCAACGTGGCTTTGTACGAGTTTTCTAAACCAATGTATGTTCCTGGGCTTAGTTCTGGAAGCTTGTTTTTAAGTCTGGCAGCATTGGCTGAAAACCGCTTTTGGTATTCTGGACGGTCTTTGATCATTGCCACAAACATGTCTTGGTTTGCGTTTACCAGTTTGTCTGAAGCAATGAGTTCATATACAAATGGGGTAAGTGAGTCAAGTTTGTAGTCGGACAATGTTTTTGCTAAAAGAACGCGTGCATCATCTTTTGCTCTTGCTTTGTTAAGTTCTGTTTGTTGTTTTTGAAATTCGGTGTATGGATCCAATGGGGTAACTTTTGTAGTGGTATCCGTGGTATCGGTAGTATCAGTGGTGCTTGATGTAGTTGCTTCACTGCTAGTTAATAAACTGTTTCGGTAGTTGTATTGTGCGTCACTAGCGGCTTGTAGTTCTTCTTGCGACGGAACATCAATCATTGGTCCTGGACCTGGACCAGTCCAGTTGGGGTCACGCATCATTACCATTATTGAACCTTTCCAAAGGTACGAGCAATCATTGTTGCCGTATCCAAAGCCTGCGAATTAGCAGCCTTAGTGTACTGCCAACCATAATCGGCGTTAGTTTTTAGCATGGTTTGCCAATCACCCAAACTCATCAACGACGGATTGCCAGCAGCATCCTTGCCAGAGAACGCCACCCGATACTGGGCATCTGCCATATTAATTGTTGTGTCATCCTTTTCAAGAATGGTTCCAGCCGTAGCCGCATACTGATCCGAGATTGCCTTAACGCTTACACCCTGATCAATAAGTTGTTTTAACGCTGGATACATTGTTGATGTCAAAGCACGCGCTTCGCGTTTAACATCTTCCAATGTAATTTCACCAGTGGCGTAACGCTTAATAGCATTTTTGTCCGGTGCTAGCAGATAGTCATTGTAAATTTTGTTTACGTCTTGACCGACCTTTCCTGCTTCGATACGCGCAATAACAGACGTACGATCAGCGGTTGGGTCAGCGTTATAAACGTATGAATAGATAGCACGTTTTTGCTGCTCGTTTGTGTAACCGTTGCGGGCAGATTCTCTGGCAAGGTTAAACAGTTCTTGATCGCTTAAACCTGGCGTATCCCCGTTTTGACCAAAGTTTCCGTATGTTGACCTAATCAAATCAAGTTGATCCGAAACTGATTTATTTTGATCTGCCATAGTTTTAGCGTCAAATGCTTTTTGGGTTGAGTTAGTTTTTAATCCGTACGCGGTTTTGCCAAGTTCACGCGCAAATACTGACAGTCCAACATCTCCGTACTTAAACCATTGTTCTTCCATTGCGCGTTGAAACACTTGTGTGACATCATCGCCATACATTGGATCTGTCAAGTATTGAGCGTATTGCGGATACTCGGCAATGAACCGCTCTTTCCAATCCGAAGAAAGCCCTGGTTGTTTTACTAATTCCTGTCGAATTGTTTTACGGTTTTCAGGTGTGTCTGGTAAACCACGCAGTTCTAGTTGTGCAACAATCTTGTCTACGGATACTGCACCTTTTGGAACCACTATTTTTTCAGAAATTATTTTGTCTGTTATTACTGTTGGTTTATCTGGAGCAAGTCCTTCGGCATACGCCCTAGATTCTGCTGGGGTTAACACACGACCAGGTGTAGCAGTTGGTGTTTCGGCTTGCTCGTCAGCAGGAACAAAACCGCCGTCCGTGGTTGGTTTAATAATCCTTGGTAGTTGAAGACCTGCTTCATCAGCATTGTTATACGCGCTATTTAAATTTGTGCCCGCCTCTTTTAGTTTGTCTCTTGTGCTGTAGCCTTTTGCTAATCCTTTACTGCTTGGATTTTTATTAAATTCTTTTAAGGCTTTTTCATATCGGCCTTCAAAAATTCCTACTTGTTTTTTTGCAAAATCTTGGGCATTTTTTGAACCAGTTTCAGTTAAACCTTGGGTTCTTTTTAACTTGTCACGTTCGCCTGTTAGGTCGGTAAGGGTGTCGTCGGCGTTGTTACGCTTTATAAGTAAAGCATCATAATCTGAGTCGCTCAATTTTGGGTTGGCTAACTGCGCATCCAAATCATCAACGAGCGTTTTTGCTGCGGCAACTTCTTTTTCAAGTTCCTCTATAGTTTTTTCTTCCATGTTACGCTCCTAACGATTTCTGAAACCATTCGCCAAGGGTTGCTGCACCTTCGACCTCGGCTTGTTTGGGATCAGCGGAATATACCTTTTGGGTAATTGCATTCATTAGCGACGCTGGTTGTACCGCAGTTCCAGACGCGTTTGCGTATGCGGCGGTTTCACCTTGGATCTCTTTAACAATTCGTGCCTTAACTTCTGGTGACAGGATACGACCAAGATACTTTAAGGACAACTGATCGGTAACAGGATTGATGTCGTTTGGGTTGTCAACAGTAATCTTTTTTCCACCGCCGGAACCAGTGGCGTATTTGCCAAAGTTGGTTACCATGTAATCAAGCGCAACGTCGTATGTTCGACCCATTGTGTTTGCTTGACGCAGCACAAGACTCATAGCCTTAATGTCTGTATCCTCAATACCAAGTCGTGATGGTTTGTAATTGGCTGTGCCACCTAAACCTTTTGCTACTTCGCCCAAAAGTATTGCACGATCTTCTGCACTTAAACCAGAAAGAATGTTTTCTGCGTCAATCAATTCGTCATATCTGCCAAGTGCTTGACCAGTGCGAAGATCAATGTCAAATTGGTTATCTGCCGTAACTCGATTTGAGCCAGTGTAATCAACAATTGATTTTGTGTTGCTCATCGCTGGTATGCGACGGCTGCCAGAATAGGCAATAGGATTTACTGTGCGTTTAGGGGCACCAACGGCAACGGTTCCACCAGCGATGTCTCCTGGTTGGGTGTTTGCCAACGCATCCGAACCAGCGGTTTGTGAATTGTCTTTATCGCTAGCCATTAGTTTTGCTCGTATTGCATAAGTTCAGCCTGTAGTTTCTGCTCAAAGACACGTTTAAATTCTGGATATTTAGCAATGAGCGCATCGCCAATACTAGCAAGGTAGTCGCGAAGAGGTGCTGTAGCGCGAGACTTGATCGTCAAATAACCAGCCTGGCCTGCTTGCGCTAGCACTTCATCACGTTTCTTCAAATAGATTTTGGAAGCAATAGCAACTTCGTTGTTTGCCACTTTTGGATCTGCTATCAACTGCTTTAAGTTCTCAACAAACGTTGGAAACTCAGAAGGATCAAACGAAGCAATCTCTGGGAACCCAGGCAACTCTGCGTGCAACGCTGCTCGATACGAACGAAGCCAGGTGCGTTGTTCTGAGGTTGGGTATGCCCCAAACTTTAGGCGGGCTGCACGGAACTTGGCTGAACCAACCATAAGTTCAGACTGGTCAAGAATTTCTCGTGCCGTTAAACGTGATCGGTCGCCACGGTCAATCTGTTTCTTCCATACAGCAAAAGAGAAATCGCTTTCTCCTTCGGCAAGGAATCCAGCCACGCCTTTGTACTGTGCCATCAACTCTTTGTTGTCGTTTGCCCATGCTTCAAATGCGTCGGTTGGGGTAAGTCCGCCAATTTCGCTACGGCTTTTACCAGAAATGTAAAGCATCATGTCGTCGCCAAATTGCTCTAAGAATTCTGGTACAGCGTTATCGTAACTTTTTGCTTGAAGGTCTTGGAACTGTTTTACAAGTTGTGACATGTAAACATCACCCTCATCGCTTTTTACTTCAAACTTTACGGTTCCCGCAGCTGGTCCGAAGAATTGGTTTACTGCCCTAAATATTGATAGAATTTTTGCTTTGCCTTTAGCATCGTTTAGCAACTTCTCGCGTTGTATTGGATCAGCCGTGTTGTAGTCCCCTGTTGCGTATAGCGCGCGAACAGTTTCTACATAAGTTTGGGCGTACTGTGTTTGCATTTTCTCTGGATCTGCCCTTAATGCGTCAAATGTTTTACGCAAGTAACCTGGAGCAAAATCGGTAAGACCGCTTCCTGGTGTTCCATAAGGAAGAAACACTCTCCTAAATTCGTTTTCTTTTGGAACAAACGGCAAGATGGTGTTTGCTGCAATCTGTCCAACTGGTCCAAGTGCTGGCATGTAGGTTAAACCAACAGAAAGTCCTTTGATTGGGGCGGTAAGCGGGGCCGTAAGTCCAGTAAATACGCGCGATAATTTGTCAGACATTGGATAGTTAAAGTTGTATTGCCCTGTTTGTGGGTCTTTGTAAAAGAAACCAGTGCCGTCGTTTTCTAGGTCAACTTTGGTTGCACCAGTAAATACGCGTTCAACTTTACGGATGTTGGTTGGGTCATCCGCAATTTGTTTTACATATTTTGTGATGACTTCTCGCCATGCTGCACCAAACGGAGCAAGGATTCGCATAGTGTCTTCTAGGTTTGTTTTTTCCGCTGCATCAAACAACAGATCTTTCATAGATTTTAGAGAAACAATTTGGGCGTACTTATCCAACTGTTGAACAGTTCCAACACCAGTTGCTTTACTTTCTTTTGCCAACAATCGAGCAAACTCTTTACCGCGTGGGTTACCACCAATGTAAGCGCTTTCGGTTATCCCCAAGCGTTTTGCCCCGTCGCGAATGCTTTGAACCATTGTTTGAAATTCTTTTTGCGATAGCAAGTCAGCATTTTCTGTTGCGTACTTGTAGTAGTACTGACGATAAATAGGGGATTTCTCAAGTTTTTCCATGGTTGATCCGACAATTGTTCCAAAGAATACGTTTGTAATGTCTTTCCATTTGGACATAACTCGACCCAAGTTGTCTTTGTCTGCCATATTTTGACGCACCATATATCCTGTTTCGGCAGGAATTAATTCATTGGCTTGGTTATCAACGCTGTTGTAAATTTTGTTAATTACATCAATTGCTTCGTTATCGTATGGTTTTCCACGAACCATTTCGTTACCGCCGCTTGGAACCCATGCAGTGCGTTCTTTGTGAATACGCATTGTGTCCCACACTTCGCGTTCAGCGGTAGTTCCGTCTACGCGAATCATGCGTTGTGTTTTTCTTACACCTGTAACAACTAAGTCATAACCTTCGTTTTTTGGACCAGCAATAATTGAGCCAACTCCTGGTTTGCCTTCCATTGAAATAACTCTTTTAGAAATTGCTTCGCCGTCTATGGTGTCAACGTTTGGCATGACATCGTCAATAAACGCCCTAGATGCTCCAGGCTCAATAACTGGAACACGGTTGTGCATTGCCATAACAGATAGTTCTGGTGTGTTTTTCCATTTTTCAATTCGACCACCAACTTCTGGAGTTAACCATTCTGTTAACAATTCTTCGTCGTTTAAACCTTTTCGTGTTTTTAGAACAGTGGCACGGCCGTTGTCAAGTCCAAATCGTGGACCGTCTTTAGCAATAGCCAAAAGTTCTCGGCGCAACTGTGGATTTTTTTCTAAATCACTAAGTGCTTTTTTGACGTCATATGTTCCATCTTTAGCAAACTGCACAAATCCTTGACGCACTTCTGGGGATTTATACAACATTCTTAATTGGTCTAAAATTCCGTATGTATGCGCTTCTGCGTTTTGTAGCCTAGAAACGTTTACATAGTCTCCAGTTGTAATTACTTTTTCTGCGGCGTTGGTTGGGTCACCAGTCCATCTTGAAGTGTTTCTGGCTACAGCATCAAACCAGCCTTCTTGCTGTTTAAAATTTAATCCGGTAATGTCTTCGGCGCCACGTTTGTTCATAACCCACGAATAAAATGCAATTGGGTTGTTAAACATTCCCGATAGGTTTCTGTCACCAGAAAGCGCAACGTGGAATTGTCCGTCCATTAAGTTACGAACCAAATATCCAGGGTTAAGCAAGGTCAATGGTTTCCATAAATCGTTTTGCAACCATTCAGCCATATCAACAATTGCCCGAGCATCACCTTCTTTGGTTGCCAGCAATTTTCCAACGCGTACTTTTCCGCCAGTTGCTTTAGCAATTGTTCGTTGAAAGAATGGATCTTTGGTTAAACGACGCAATTTCCGTGGATCTGGCAAAAATTGAACCGTATCCATTAATTCGGCAGAAATGGTTGGACTAATAACTTTTGCGCTTAACTGAGAAATGCTTGTTATTCCACTACCCTGCGCTCCGAGTCGTCGAATAATTTCGTCTTCTGTCAAATCCAACATTCCAGAATCAATTAATCCGCGAACCAAATCGTGGCCTGTGTCTTCGCCAAGTTCTGTTGCAATTCGAGCGCGCAATTTTGTAACTTGTTGCGTATATTCAGTCATCATTTTATCAATGGCTGCTTTTGGAACGTTGTGTCCTTTTTCCAATACCTCACGAACAACAAGTTGGATTTCTTTTTGCACATCGTAAACTGCTGTCCTGCCACCACCGACTTCTGAATACGCTCCAGCAACACGACCCATGATATTTTGATATGTAGCATCATCAATTTTTGATCTAACAGAATCAAGCAAACGACGCACGTTCTGTACTGCTTTATAACGGGACGTTGGATCGCCTTTAACAATCATTTGTTTTGTTGCGGCTTTGCCAATAAATCGTTGTGCATACGCTTCTACGCGAGGAACTCGATAGATTGTTGCGTTTTTAAATTGTGTTGACGCTCGTGCGCCTGGAAGTTTGCGAATATCGGTTGGAAACTGACCAACCATTTCTGTTTCTTCACCTTTTAGGCGTGATGCGGCTTCAGCAATAACATATTTTACTTTGTCGCCTTCTCCGTTGTCGACCAAACGGAGCGCGTCTTCGTGCGTAATTGTTCCGTCAAATGCTTTTGATCTAATTTCATCAGCGTAGAAATGGCGCAAGGTTCCAACTTCTTCAGCAGTTTTACCTTTTTTGGCGGCTGAAAAACCATCAACAAAACCTTGAATGCTTTGTTCCATACGGCGTGCACCACGGGTTTGTCCCCACCATTCCGAAAATTTGGTGTTATCCCACGTTTGTGTCTGTTCAGAAATGTTTCCTGCGGCAGCGCGTGCTTCTTCTACCGTTGGAGGCATAGGTTTGTTTAAAAAAAGTTTGCTTGTTTTATCTTTAATTAAACGCAACTCCTCGGTTTGTTTAGCAATTTTTTCTTCAAGGATTGCTGTTGGTTTTCCACCACCTTTAAGAGTTTTAACCAGTTCTTCTGTATCGCTAATACTTTTTGCAAGCCTTGATGATGTTCTGCGCAATCGAGTAATTTCTTGCCCCACACCAACAATTTTTGCTAATGCTTTTTCTGCGTAATCTGCTTCAGCTGCTTTTCCTGCTACCCGCAATGCTTCAATTTCTTTTAAAGCAACACCAGTATCGGGAATAGTATTTCTAACAACCCGTGCTTGTTTAATTGCTTTACCTGCATACAATGTTGGATCTGAATACCAACTGACCGCTCCGTCTACTAAACCGGATACAAGGTTGTATGCAAAGGATTTGTCTGGAAGTACTAGACCAGCAGCAAAACGTCCTGCGGTAAATGCGTGTTCGCCAGCATCGTCAATAGTCCCTCGGAATGCTCTTGCTCGTTCACCTTGCAGTTTTTGTAGTTCTTCACCAGCAAAAAACCCTGAACCTTGTTTGTCGCCATCTTCAAGAAGTGTGCCAAGTTCTGTTGATTGAAAAATACCTCCAAATCCTTTCGGGCGGTTTCGTGAGTTAACCACAGAGGCAATAACGTTTTGTGCAATGTCGTCAGAACTACCAAGTGCAGCAAATGTATATCGACTGGCTTTTTTGATGTTTCCAAATACGTTACGTTGAAACCAGTTTTCTGGATCTGGTGTTTGTTCTTGCATTGCCAACGACGACGATGTTTGGTTTGCTGCATCTACGGCATCCAATGACGCGTTTGATTTTGCTAACGGAAGAACAACGGTTGGTGGTAGGAACTGTCCGCGTCTGTAAACCCCAGCAATGGTTTGTGATATTTGTGGGGTAACGCTTGCCTGAATACGCGAACGAAATTTTTCTTTAGCCGCAGCCTCTTGTAGAACTGGACCAGCAAGATCAGGATGTAAAAAGCCCATTGTTACTGTGCTTCTGATGTCATTGCGTTAAGCAAGTCCGCCAAATCTTCGTTGGGATACATCGAGTAGATTGCTCGTAGTTCTTCTTTTGCTTGCATTTGAGCGTTCATCATGATTGGAATCCCTGCTGCCATAGCGTTTGGTCCTGCTCCGAAGTTTGCTCCTGCGGTGATTGGTTCGTTGGGACGTTCTGTTGGGCGATTAAATGCGCCAAGCGTTCCAGGAATCGAGTACTGGGGTGCTGGAGCGCCCTTTCCCATGTCTGTTGGGGATTGACCCATTGGGACTGCTCGTTGAGCATCTTTTGCTTTTTTGATGTCACCGTATGTTCCTTGTGATGCGTTCAAATCAGTTCTATTTGCGTATGCTGCCATTTATAATCCGCCCCCCATTGGTGGTTGACCGCCGCCTCCGCCACCAAGAGCAGCTAATAGGCCGCCTATGTCTTGTGGTGGTGCTGCTGGTGCTGTTTGTTGTTGTGCGCCCATCCCTGGCATTCCAAGTCCTGGCATTGTTTCTGGTGCACCTGCTGGTGCCATTGCTGCTTGACGGTCTTTGGCACGTTGATCGGTGCGTTTTACGGCATCAAACAGCGTGACATCTTGTTCTACAACAAGTTTGGTTAGATATGCCAAATCTTCTGGCTGATATGGACCATCAGGGTTTGAAGCTTGTTGTTGAATGCTTTGAAGTAACGCACTTTCCACCCCTTCTGCAATAATACGGTCATGTTCTAGGTCAGGGTCGGATATGAGTGGGTCCGCTTCACGCGCTGATTCTTTACTCATTAAGCCCGTACCGAGTCTCTGACCTAAACCTACGATCAAACTGTTTACGTCTGATCCTGCTGCCGAATATGCAACATAATGGAAATCTGTTTGCCAAATTTTGTTTGCTTGATATGACTCCATGCCAACTGATTGTTTACCACCCATATAGAATGTTTTGGTGGTGTTACCCCAATATGCTTTTTCGATTGCAATAGCGATCTTGTCTTCAGCAAATAGTGATTGCTCAAAGGTTGCTTGTGCTTCTTGAACACGGAAATCTACTGTTGCTGAAAGAACTGATTCTCCGCGACGACCAGTTCGGATGTTGGACGCTGATTCACCGCCGAACTCTGCAGGAATTGCACCCTCTAAACGTTCTTGACGCTCCAACCGATCTAGTGCGGTATCGGTCTTATAGCCAGGGTTAAGTTGCAACTGTTGAATGTCGCCACCTTTGACGATACCCAACTGTCCTTGTTTGCCGTTTGCTACTTGCATGATTTCAGGGTTTTCACCTGGTCGTGCAATCAGATATTCTTCAGGGAAGATGCCTCGCTCGATAGCAATTTCTGTAAGTGCTTGTAGTCGTGCGCGCGTGTAATACATGCCCATCACACCGTCAAACTGGCCGCGAGGTTTATCTAGGGTAATGCGGTTTGCTACAACAGCCAACGGCATGTTGGTGCGGTTTGGAATGTACTCGATGCTGAGTGCTTCAACACCGGCACGTTCTGATGCGGTAAGGTTTGGGCTATCTTCTGCGCCAAGAACTACTAAATGGATACACTCTGGTGAAACATATTCAAGCATCGTGTACTTTGTTGAGCCATCTACTTTGCCCATACGGAGTTTGCCAACAACAAGATTGCCATAGTTCTGAAGCAGGTATGTTGCTGTGGCTTTGAACGTAAAGATGCAGTCTTCTGGGACTGGGTTGTCTGGGTCGTCACTAAACGCAGGGAAGGTATCTAGTGGGTTGCGTACAGTCCACACTGGCATCAAGGTTTTAAAGTCTGGTTTTAGAACTACAGCCGATTGTGAGTAGCCAAGAAGGTGACGTGCACGGCGACGCATTTTCATTTGCATACGGTTGTGATCCCAAATGGAAAGCATTGCCCGTTTACGCATTTTGGCTGTGGACTTGGAACGGTCTGAGCCTTCTTTAACTGGCGGGAAATATGGGGATGGCATGGTCGATGCAACACGCATAGACATTTGATCCAAGCCTTGCACCAACAGGTTTGCTACAGAAGCTTTAGCATTCTTATCTAGTTCGTTTAGTGGAACGATTACGTCACCGTTGGCAAGATCCCGTACACGGCGCATTTGTTCCTGCACTGGACCCTGTGATCTACGCCTATGTTCGTAAAGCGCAACGATTTCTTCAGTGGTAAGCAAACGCACTCCTAGATATGAGAATTAGAACAAAGATACCACACTAAATCCAAGTGGGTCGCCACTGTTTTGGTGGGGCAACGGCAGCACGCAAATGTGGCATGTGTAGTTCAGCAAACCAATGTGCCATCACAAGGTCAGTACCGTTCTTTTTATTTCTAGTCCACGTTGACATCTCATCAATGAATGCCATTGTCTTCCAGTTGTCTCTCATCGAGGGCAATCGCACTTGCCCTGTTCTCCATAGCGGCGGCAAAAGAGCCTCAACTCCAAGGTTTTCATCCAGCTTGTTCCTAGACGTAGTGTGCGGCACGACATTGACGGTGTGTAACGCTTGCCATTTGCGAACGAAATCATGTGCCAAAAGAAACCTTTGCGCCGCATTAACTTCCACCACCCAATGTGAAATCGGATAACCCATCTCAAAGGAACGATTTTGCCAATCCTCCATAATGCCAGAATAGGTGCGGCTTCCTGTATCAAACCCAAGGAGTTCTTCCGCTGTGAGCCGAATTCGTTCAACATCTACTAAGTATCTTAGGTTAGTTTCCGGTTGGAACAACCACCATTGGATAGCCCAGAACTGGGTTGGCGAAGGGTCAACTGACGCAATCGAAATGATCGGTGGACGTAACCCAGGTGGGATATACCCTGGTCTACGGTCCGCATCAATACACCCTGGGTACATGGTGCCGTCGTTTCCGATACCTCCAGTAGCCCAAGTGCGCTCAATCAGGTACGCACCTTCAGCCATGTTCTCCTGTTGATACACAATCTTAAACTTGGCTGGGTTGTTGTACCGAACATACGATAGATCTTTCCAAGAAAGCCTAAAGGGGTCAAGCATTGGACCGTCAGGCCATGGTGGGGCCGACTGTTTCCTAGAAGCAGGCCCAGTGTCCAACTCCTCGTAATAGGCTTTGTAGATTAGGTGATGATATTTATGTTTCTTAGTTGGTTCAACAGTAGGTTCATCTATGGTGGTCACATCTGACCCGTCATAGGTGTCTTCAAAGTCGTCGTAAGTAATTTTTGATAGGCAATGCGCGTACAAATCTTGTGGTCCAAGCCTCTGCCCAATCACAGCCAGCACACCACCTGGATCTACACGGGCTTCAGCCATCGAATCCCACCGTTCCAGCAACTTATCCCTAGAAATAGACTCTTTAGAGTTTTCAGGGGAAGCAACGTCGTCAAATAGCACCAGATCGGCACGGTGACCAATGAACTCTGAGTCAATACCGTAAGCAGAGACGGTAGGTTCCTTGTTGTCCAGACCACCAATGTTCTGTTGCTCAACAATAAACTCCTCGGCACGCCACAAAGCGTTCACAGTATTGGGTTTAAACCGCCCATAATCTAACGACAAGCATGATTCAGCGTTTAAAGCTAACCCTCGACGCACCATATCGGGGTCAGGGTGCAAAGGGACAGTCCTTTCAAGGGTGTCCCTGATACGACGCGAGTACATCTTAGCCAAAGTTTGTGATACAGAACCGATCATCACACGGATAGCCCTATTACGAACAATCATCCACACAGCCACATCATGAAACAACGTGGACTTACCAGCACCAGGAGGAACATTCAACACCAAAAACTCTTTTTCCTCAGATTGCAAATACTCCACAATCTTGTAAGCCGCATCAACCTGCCAAGGAGACGGAACACGACCCAAATAAACCCTACGGAAATAATCGAAATCATCCAACCCACGTTGCGCCCGCTCAGACAAACGACCCGTAGGAATAACAGGAGGCAAACTATCCCCAGCCACCACCTGCTTCGCTACAGCACGCTGACGCTTACCACCATGAGACGCATCCTCCTTACCTTCAAGCAAAGAAACCTCAGCCAACTCCGCTTTAGTTCTCTTAGCCTTATTAGACCAATTAATCGCAGTACGATAATTGATACCCGCAATCTTCGCAGCTTCAGTAATAGACAACCCAGAATTTAAAGCCTGCCAAAAAAGTGCACGATCATTAGCAGAAACAGTGCGTTTACCTTTAGTCATGTTATGCTCAACGCTAGCAGTTCCACAGGGTTAAAGGATATGTCCTCCTCGTGGTTGTGGTCCCTGTGGACTGCTACAGTATTAACTGTTGGTGGGTGTGCCTGTAGAGATAGTTTCGTCGGGTTACTAACTCCAGGGTTCCCCTCACCCACCAACATTAAAAACATCTGCTACACTCAACACACACTCGTCGGGAAGACGACACACAAAAACTCCACGGTCGTACCCTCGTTGCACAGGGCGGGACACAAACCCACGGGAACGTGGTCTTACCCACATGCGTCGACATGAGGGAGCAGCGTAATGAACGCCACATCATTAAAACAAAAGTGTCGGTCCACAAGACTACGGCGACTTTTCCACAACCTGTGGATAAACAGTGGGGGGAACACCGCACACCCCAAATGCATATAAAAGGTGAACAACCGCAACCCCTCAAAGAGCCCCTTAATACGCAAATATACGGGAACGCTTATAGATATATACCAGACCCGTGCTGACGGCATACCCCCAGTCCTCAACACGGACATACGGACATGCTTTTGTGTCGCACACTACACGGATGACGTCCGATTGGGACTGCAACCGAGGCGCGCAACGAGTCGCCTCTTGGCGACGAGATTGCGCGCGCCCACAAAACGGATATAACAGATACACGCAGCGAAGTCAATATCTAACCGACTTACACCGAGTCGCGGCATTTTTTTTAGGGCGCCTGGTGCACACGAATACGGCACAACTAGATCGACGTCCTCGAGTCGGTCGAGTCCTCGAGGTTGCCTAGTCGAGTTGGTTGGTTGGTCGTCTCGACTTCTGATTGTGTTGGTTTGCCCTGGGCACTTGTCGCGTGTTTGTTTTTTGGTGTTGTCTCGTGGCTTCTGTGTGCGTGGTTTTTTGGTCTGGTGCGTGTTTTCGTCTAATCGACTTAGTCTCGATGTGTGCCGGAGTTTGGTTGTCGAGTTTTGCTCGAGGTCGAGTGTCTAATCGTTTTAGATGTTTGCGCGTTGGGGCCGGTAGTTCGCGAGTTCTAATCGACTTAGTTGTTTTGTTTGTTCGAGCTGCGTAATTTGCGATTTGTAATCGAGTTAGTTTGTTGCGTCGAGTTTTGTTTCGCGCGACTCGAGGTCGAGTGTTGTGTCGGGTTTTGCCCTGGGGGATTGTGTCGAGTTGTTTGTTTGCGTCGCTCTAATGCGTTCCTATTGCGTGTTTTTTTGTGCTGGAACGCGAAACGACCTCAAGTCCGACTCGCCAGGGGATTGCGCGAATGGGACTCGAGGTCGTCGAGTGTTGAGACGTGCGCCGATTAGTTGTCGGGGTCGTTGTCTCCGAGTTTGTTTCCTGCGACTGCTGTCCTAATAAAGAACGTCGCGAAGTGTTCGGCGAGTTTGCCGTACTTCCCTTTCATGACGTCGAGGACGGCGTCGAGTGTTCCTTCGTCGTCTGCGATTGTGTTGTGTAGTGGTGTCTCCCAGTCTGTGTCGTTGTCGACTCGAGCAAACACTTCCATGCCGTAGGGGTGCGCGATGAGAAGCGTCCGAGCGTGTAACGGTTCGTCGATTGGTTCTCGAGTCTCGGGGTCGACGGCTTGCGCTTTGCCCCAGGTCAAGAGTGCGACGATGTCGGGCGCGTACGTTTTGCCGAGTTGCTTCGAGGCTTCCTCGCTGTCGAGTAAGTCCATTAGTTCGTTCTGATCGGCTTCTCGTAGTAGTTCGATTGAGACGGCAACGGACTCACCTCGACCGAGGTCGGGATCGTTGAGTTGTTTTCGTTCCTCGATCGTGACCTGGAATAATGCGTACTCGCCTCGTTCCTTTTGTGGGAATGCTTGCATGAGTTGACGATCGATCTCGGGCATGAGTAGACGATTGACTGCTCGAGCCTGGCGCTCCTCGTCGCGTGACTTGGTCGACATCTCCTCGATCTGCTCCTCGGCACTCGCTACCTCGTAGGCGTCGAGCGCGTCGAGTTGTGGCATGTTGTCGAGGAACGTGTCGATCATGTCGACGGTTTTCACGTCGTCGAGTTCGATCGCCAGGTTCTTGGCTCGAGTTGCTACCTGGATTAGTTGAGCGCGTAACGCGACGATACTCGAGTGCCGATCCCGAGCGTGTTCCTCGTTGTCTGTCGACTTGTGCTCGAGTGCTTCGCTAATCGTGTTCATAGTTGTTTCTGTGAGATCGCGTAGGCGTCTCTTTGTGTTCTCGAGCGTGGCTCGTTTTTGGTTGTCGTTGGTTGTCATTTGGGTCCTGCTTTCTTTTGTTGGTTGTGGTTTATTTTCTCGCGCCTGGCTCTGATGAGTTCGGCGTTTCGATTTGTGCGCTCCTCGAGTGTTGGTTTGTTTGCCCACTCGATGAGCATGCAGAGAGCGATCGCGCTCGCTGGTGGTGTTAATGCGATGACGTAATATCCAATTTCCATATTTTTATCCTTTCCAAATATCTTTAAGATGTCGTAGTCCGATTGCAACGATGATGATGATGAATAGTCCGAGGTCATTTGTTGGCATTGCGTCGCGTCTCCATATAGTGAGCCGTTGCGATGTCGTTCGACCTGATTGTCGCTTCTCGTGCGCTCTGTGGAACGCCGATCTGCGCGTGGTGGTAGAGATGCGCGTGAATCTGTGGAGCGACTCGATGACCTCGAGACATTTTCTCGATGAGGTGAATCGCTTCGCGTGAGTTCAGACAATGAATCGCTCGAGCCTGGCGAAGTTTGTCGATCATGTCTCGAGCGAGTGCGCTCGTTCCATAGTTGCGCGTTCCCGAGATGTCTCCGTCGCTCACCCAAATAACTGGCATCGATGACGACTTGCGATATTTGTCGAGCGCGTACTTAAACGCCGAGCCGTCGCAGTCGTTGCCACCAGGTACGTCGGGAAGTTCCTCGACGCGATGTCCGTCTTTTGCGAGGATCCAAACGTTCGGGGAATCTCCACCAGTTCCCGAGTAGCCGAGCACGACTGCACCTCGAGCCGACTCGATCATCTCGTCGAGTTCCTCGGGTGTGTAGTCCATGCTTCCCGACATATCGAGCACGACGAGCGCCGATTTGCCTCGTCCTTTTGTGCCGTAAATTCGACGCTGTGGATCTGTCATGAGTCGCGACGGATAACGAACAGCACGACCTCGATCGGTCGAAGTTCGCTTCGTTCCGATTTTGCCGACGTGCTTTCGCTTGAGGTTTAACGGCGCGAGTACGACGTCATGCCATGCCGAGCCGTCGCCAAATTGTGGCGCGAGTTTCGCTTTAAAGTGATCGAGATCGGTCGAGTCGTTCTCGTCGCCTGGCTCGGCTTGTGAGCCTGGCTTTCCTCGTAGTGCTTCCTCGTATCGTTCTCGACCTCTCGAGATCATCTCGCAAACTTTCAAGATTAGATTCTCGTCTCGACGGCATGGTGAGCCGTCGACTCGTCTCGTGTGAGTGATCTCCGTCGACGGCTTCGACATATATGTCTCGAGGAACTCGGTCGCGTCTTTGCGTAATTCGTTTAACGCTTTGACGGCGTCCTTGTTTGTTTCGCCGATCGTGCGAAGTATTGCTCGAGCCTGTTGCGTCATGAGGTGAGGCAACGCACTCGAGAACGCTTGCTCGATTGGAATCTGCGACACTTGCTCGGCGAGTGCCGAGCCTGTGCCGTCGATCCAGGCGTCGCGCTTCACGTCGAGGACTAAGTTCGTTAGATGTTGAGTCCACCAAACTCGAGCGATTTGCAAGTCGCGCTCGCTTACTCGTTGTTGTTTTGCGACCTCGACGGGATCGGTGAAGTCGTAACGCGCCTGCACGAGTGCAAAAGTGCGTAACAATTTCCCTAATCGAGTTGGGTCGTTCGGTGCGATGAGTTGCCCGAGTTTCGCGTTTGCCAGGACGCTCGAGATGAGTGGAACGCCTGTCGAGACGCTCCACGAGTTCGGGTTTTCATCTTGTCGGCGCGACAAGTATTCGGGTCTTGCTCGTTGTGGCTGTGTCATGTCTAGAGTTCCAACGAGTTCACAGCGTGAGCCGTTGTCAATGTCTCGACGTGTTGAGGTGCGACGAGTTCGACGGCACGTTGTACGCCGAGAGTGTTCGACAAGTGAGCGATCGCCATGAACGCGCGAAGTGAGAGACGATCGTCGTCGGTCGACTTGCAGAGTTGACGCGCTGGTTCTTGCAACCAGGTAGGCAACTGTGCGATCGCGTTCGGGTGCGCTTCGTTAATCTCGATGCAGACAGGGAATCGATCTCGTAGTGCTTCATGCAACGAGTTCGGGTGCGAGTTCGTTGTCACGACGACGGTGAATCCCGACGCAGGTCGAACGATTTCGCCAGTGAGAGGGTGATCCCAACGTGCTGTCGCTTCGCTGTCGCAGAATTGGAGCAACGAGCCGAGTGCGTCGCCTGACGCCTTGTCGATCTCGTCGATGATGAGTCGCCCACCATTGCGCCAGGCTTGAGGAGCCGAGCCCTCGAGAAACGCCGACTCTGTGAGTGACGGCTTCATCATGCCCTCGATCTGTGCCGTGGTCATGTCATCGGTGCAACCGATCTTAAATGAGCCACCAGCGCCGAGATGTGCTGTTTGTGCCGTGTATGTTTTGCCGATACCTGGCAAGCCGTACACAAGGACGTGATCGAGTTTTGCTCGCAACGTGTCCTCGAGTGCTTGCCAACAGGCTGGCAGAGTTTGAGTGTTATCTAGTGTTTCCAATGTATGCCTCTTTCGTGGTTGGTTTTCATGGACTATCGTCCACGTCGTTAATACTAACCGATTTAGACGCCTGGGTGGTGCATCGAGCTGCAACGTTGGCGCGAAGTAATTGGGTTAGATCGCCTTTGTTTATCGGGTCGAATTGCCGTCGAGTCCAGGTCGAGCCGTCCTCGAGCGAGGTCGAGGATCTAATCGACTTAGGTCGAGGAATTGCACTCTGGGGCAATTTTCGGATCTAACGCGCTTAGATGAATTTTCCGCGATGGGGCTCGAGCCGTCTAATGCCATTAGTCGCCGATTTTCTTCGCTTAGGGCCGGAACGCTGAGAGTGAGATTCCGAACGCGCAGAGTGAAGTTACCGGCCAGTAACCGAACGTTTGTTCGCGACCTGCGACCCCCCTGTTACGCATACATCGGTAGCGCAGATATCGGTAGCGCAGTCTTACAACTTAATGATTTGTTCTGCTATCCATTTTGCTACCGGTGATGCAACTCCGTTACCTATCTGTTTAAATCTTGCGGTGTCTGATTGTTCTGTTCCGTCAGCACGATACTTTGTGTGGTCGTCCCGCCAGCCCATCAGCCGTTCGCACTCTAATGGTGTTAGTCGACGCACTGCCATCGTTGGTTCAGCTATAAACATTTGTGCGTGATGTGATTGAGTTGATGGTTGCAGCGCAGATAGCGAGTTTGAGTAATCTAATTCGGTTGCACTGAAGTTCTTTGCTTTTGCATCTTCTCGGATTGAGTATGCGATAGCGGTGGTGGCACGAATATCTCCAATGTCAAATTGATTTAGTGTTGGAATTATTTCTCCTTCAACCCAGGTTTCGTGGTCGTTTACTGATTGTGCTCTTCTTGACTTTGTGAATGTAATGCTTTCTCCAGTTGTTCTGGCAGTTTTTTCCCGTGTCGTTGTGCTCTTTTTAATATTCCCTGACAGGCTTCGGGCGACAGGTAGTATCGGATTGGGACATCTATCGGCGATAGTAGGATCGAACGCAGCGAGCACAAAAACCCTTCTCCGTCTGTGGGGTACTCCAAAATATTGTGCGTCCAGCACTGACCATTCTTGGACCAACGCCCCTGCTTTAGCCATTTCGTCGAGGATAACCCCGAAGTCATTGCCGTTGTTGGAAGTGAGTGCTCCGACGACGTTTTCCCAAATAGAGATTCTTGGATACTGTCCATTAGTTAAGTCCCTTAGTTCTTTGATGATCCGGATACCTTCGTAAAACAGGTTAGATTGTTTTCCTTCTAAGCCTTCTCGTTTTCCAGCGACGCTGAGGTCTTGACATGGGCTTCCCCATGCAACAACATCTATCTCAGGTGCGTGTTTAAGTATGTATGCGCCAGTTAATGTGGATACATCGCCCCATCTGGGGACGTCAGGCCAGTGACGCTCTAAGACGCTTAGACAGTGCTTGTCGTATTCGCATTGGAATACTGTTTCCATTCCTGCTGCTTCTAAACCCATATCAAATCCCCCCACTCCCGAAAAAAGTGAGAGGACTTTCATACTAAGCAATCTTCTGTGATTGAGAACCAGTCAGTCCATATTTCTGATGGGTGCATACCTAGTTTGCATGCGTATCTGTCTGCTAGGTAAGCGTTGATCCATGCATCTTTAGCACACCAGTACGACACAGTCGAGTGCTCTACGCCAAGTGCTAAGGCAATGGAACTATACGATGTGTCTGACGGGAATGTGGAAACGATGTTTCGGGCGAGATATGTGCGTCGGGGTTCTCGTTTTTTTCTCATTAGAATCCTTGGTTGTTTTCTTTTTCCCAGACATCTAATGCGTAAAAGATTTCTTCGTCGGTGAGTTCTTCTTTAACGTATTCAGTTTTGTATATCGGCATGCATGGCATGACCGGAATCGATCGCATGCTTGGGTGGTTGTGTCGTTTGTTTGTCATTTCTTTCTCCTTGTGGTTGCATCTCAACAGGTGTACTGCTGTGTGTTTTTGGGTTTTGACATACTGGTTTATACGACAATGTTATGTGTGTGAGGATTGTCTCCCCACACACAGGACACTGCCATTTGGTTGATTTATTTTTCAATTGACCAGAGTTCGGCATCTTCGAACTTTGCTGCTCGTTCTCCGAGAATTGCTTGCTTGACTTCGCCTTTGCTGTTGGTTACTTCAACTGTTTCTCCGACCATTCCTTGGTGGCGTACTTTGACTCCCCAAGTTTCGTCTTTCAGTTTGTACCATTGCGCTGGTTGGCTCATTTGTTTCTCCTCTGTTGTTTGGTTTATGTATTACAACTCTACGCCTTGTGCGATGTGATTACGCAGGCGTGATATGACGGATTCTGCTTGCTTGATTGTTGCTTTGCATGCGTCTAGTTCTTGTGCTAGTGATTCGGCTGCATCCATGTAGCGATCGCGTTCTTCTTGTAATGCTTGGTTGGTTACAGCCAATGCATCAACTCGATCTTGCCAGTATTCCAGTTCAAACTCTGTGTCTGTGCTCATGTATTACACAATACCTGGGCGTCTAACACTTTGCAAGTATCGTTTTCTTTCGTTGGCTGACCGACCACCCCAGACACCTTCCATGATCTTGTTCTCAATAGCGAAGTCATAGCATCGTTTCTTCTTGGGGCATTTAGCGCACACCAGTTTGGCTTCTCGGCAGTTGCCGTTCTCTGGGAAGAAGGCTTCTAACTCCAAGCCTCTGCATGCCGCCCCATCCATCCACGACATGTCTTTATCTATTAACGCAAAATCTGAGAATAGTTCCATATAGTTATAGTCCCCACGGTCTAAACCCATTGCCTGTTTTTTTCGAGTAGTCATAAAGCGCCTTTGCCGCAGTCAGGTTGACTAACGGCTTTAGTAGATCTTTACAATATTCTACAATCCCTAATGCTTGCAAGTAGCCGTCTTTATAGTAGCGACTTGGCAGACACCATGAACGGTCGTTGATCTGTGTTAACCCGTAATCTTGTGACCCGTTACGGTTCAACGTGGTGTTGTGGGCTTTGGGCTGACACCTGGATTCCCGGTTCATAATCAGGTCTAAGGTCATTAGATCTTCTTCGGCCCATCCAGCTGCCCGTGCCGTGTCCCAATGTTGAGGGCACTTGGCTGTTTTGGGCACACGGTGGGTGAGTCGATATGCCCTCTCAGACGCGTTGAGAGCCACGCTAAGAGGTTGTGGGGTCACCAAAGGGGCTTTGGCTGCTGAAGCGATGCTGCCGAAGGTGATAATCCCTACCAAAGAAACGGCAAATAGCCGTACAAGGTTTCGCATTAGTATCTCCAATCATAGCAAAATAGTCGGGTTGCTTACTGGTAAAGGGTTTTAGAACTCTGTGATGTTAAGTAACCGCATCAGATCTTTCACGGTTAACACGGCGTACTGGTCCTCTGCTTTACCATATCCTTTTCTTTTCGCAACAACAACCCCAACTTCTGCATTGGCGTTAATTCTTTCTATCTCTGCTTCTTTAAGCCAACCAGAGAAGTTAAGGGTGTTGTGCGATTTGCATTCAAAGACCAGCCTGTTATCCACACCTGTGATGTCTCCTTTGTCTAGCGCACCTTGTAGGGCACGCCGTTCGCAGTTCGGGTAGAACTGTTTAAGGTAGTCAACTATGAGTGTTTCAAAGGCTGTGCCTTTAGATTTGTTTTTACTCACTAGGTTTTTCGTTCTTCAACAGTTGCATCAACGCAACACGAATCATGTATGACCTGGACTGTTGATGTTCAATCGAATAGGTGTCTAGTTGTTCTGCAATCTCTGGCTCAATACGGAACGCTATGAGTGCTCGTTTCATCTCTTTCATTTCGGAGCCATACCTAACAAACTAATAAGTTCTGAGGCTTCTTGTTTGTTGAGTTGCTTTAGGTCTGTAATGGGACGACCAGTGTGTGATGATGCCAACTCCAGGCGTTCTTCCTGCTTGTAGTTCTGGCTCATGCACATACTAACGATCTTACCTACCTGAGCTGCCGACGCCGGATCATTTGTTTTTCTAACACGGTTAGATCCTGGGTTCTCGTCGTACACGGTAGCTGATTTAAACACGTTAGTTATTTCACGCAGCGCAGCAACGTTGTCAATGACTGACATCGCTGGTGCTGCCTGTTGTTGTCCTCGTGCAACCTTTTCCATTTCTTCACGGCTTGGTCGTGCACCTTTGGGTGCGTATCCGCAGTTGGCTAGTCCGCGTCCCGTTGACGACGTTTCCGCATTTTCGAGGTGGCTTGTCTTGTTGACAGGACTTGCTCCTCTAACTTCTTCGGCGAACCCTGTGGCTTTAGGGAACTCATCTGCTGCATCAAAGTAAATGGATGTCTTGAACACGACTTTGTTGTCGTCGTAGTGCACCATTTCGGTAAAGATGCGACCGTTTGGGTGGTCGTTCCAGAATCGGACTAGACGATCCTCGACTGTTTCGTAGTTATCTAAGTTGAATCCCATGATTATTTTGCTCCTTTGATGTTGAATGTTCGGTATGTGGTTTCTTTTCTGAACTTTGCTACTAACGCTGGGTGTGCTACTTCTAATGCTTTTGCGTCCAATGAGTTACGGCGTGATGTTTTCCATGTGCACACAACGCTTCCGTCTATTGAACCGTATTGCGCATCACCAAGGGCAGCACACACAGTTGTTTTTAATGTTTCTTCTCTCTCTTCTAACTCTTTTATAATCTTTTTAGTTTCTGCCAATTCGGACAGAACATCTTTGAACTCGTCAGATAGAACCATAGTTATATCTTGGCTCTCTGGGTGGTCAGCAGCAACATGGCGGTATTCAAGTTTGCAGTTTGCCGGATAGTTCCCAGTGTCTATCGCACTTAGAAATTCGCGGCACGCATCTATGTGCATTTGACGTTCATCAGATGTGACGATCTGGGTGTAACGCTTCAGTTCCATTTCACCGTCAAAGATGACCCATTCAATCTTGTCTACGTCGGCGCAGATTGCTTGTTGCACACCTTGCCAGTACCAGTAGCGAGGTAGTACGCCACTCCAACGGGTCTTAGATGTTTTGACTTCGTACACATCACCGTTCTCATCTATGGCATCAAGCGTGGCGATTAGGCGCACTGCTGGTTCGTCGTATGCGTACATCACTTCTGGTGTGTGCAGTTGGATGTTCTCCATGTCAGCGACCCACTCAATCATCACTGGTTCTAAACGGTTGCCACGTTCCATGGCTTTGTTTGGTGCTACTGGTTCTGGTGGATGTATTGCCAATAGTTCATTTGCAAGATCTGCAGCTGATTTAAACGGATGTTCGTTGTGTACTGCTGCTGCTACGGATGCTGATATTCGAGCAACACCGTGTTCGTTTTGCCATCTAAGTGCCAGCCATGCTGGGGTTCCGTGTAGTGGTTTGTTAATTGTGTAACGCATATGTTCCTCCTGTAGTTGGTGTATAACAGCGTATAACGCCGAGATACAAAAAGCAACTTACAACAGGGGTGTAACAGACTTAATGTTGCGGATCATCGCTACAGGGATATGCAAGATGTGATCCAAGTCGTCGTCCTCTGTGCGCGACTGATAGATAGTGACATGGTTTTCTTTGCCACCGTCACCCACTGCCAAAAGATACCCAGATGATTTAATGATGTACTCGGCTTGATCTATCTCACTGATCGGTGTCCAACCCGTACCACCTGAATGTGTGTCAGCCCAAGTGATTTCAACAATAGTTTCAGTCATCGTCTTCTACTCCTCGATCACCGCAGAACGGTGGCTTAGGCATAGGTTCCCTGCACGCGCAAGGATTGTTACGACGACCGAAGGCAGTCATTCTGGGTATTCAATTACGGATATATCGGATTGTGAATAGTGAACTAGCCGACCATCTTTGCCAATACCAACCCACGTCGGAGCGTCCGAATCGCACAAACAACTGGTCAAATAATCCTTGCTGTGGACTACCGCAGCCTTACATGTGTTACAACGAACTTGGTAGATCACTGTTCGTCCGCCATCCATGGTTCAATTTCATCTTCAGGTACATCAACAGCAAGCATGAATGTGTTTCCGTAACGCACATCGTATTTGTTTCCTGTACCGTCCACGATCACAGACTCGATAGTCCCTGACTCGTCATCAATGATTACTCTGTCACCCACATTAAACAATCTCATGATTGTTGTTCCATTACATAGATCTGTTCAGACAATGTTTTAATCCGTTCACGTTTAGCATCAACATTATTTGTTATGCGCTGAATCTCCATTTTTAATTTTCTAATTTCTTCTGCTTGTTCAGCAATAGTGAACCTTGCCATTTCTTGCATTTGTGCTAAGTCTTTCATTGCACTCATTTGTTTCCTCCTGGGTTGTTTGATAAATAATCTTTGCCACGCCACCTAGCCCAACCATCCCTGATTGGCACTAACTCCAAATTGAAATTACCATCTCCTGGTTCGTATTCCACCACAGCAATACCTTGTTGCCAATCCTCTGAACGGTACAACGGTCGCCCGTCAAGATCATGACCGCCTCTGGTGCTTGGTACAGCCCCGTCGGTTCTTGCCAAACAGCCAGGTGATGCAGCCAAAATGGTTCTAGCCCCATCGTGGTCATCACGGGTTCGTTCAGCCCATTCGCGCCTGTGGATATGACCAAAAATCACCGAGGTCTTTACTGTTGCCAAGTATTTGTGTGCTGTGGAACCGCCCGAAGCAACCTTGTCGCCATGAATAACATGCAACCGTTCGTTGATCCAATGTGCACCTGTCGGGTATCCGCTCAGATACGTCACCTCAGATTCATCTAAGCGACATAGATACGGAACGGACATCACCGGCCATTCGTGCGGGACTTTGCCACGACGCAACCCAAACGCCGCTGCTGCCGAGTCCAACACATAGTTGCCTAAGCGTTCTTCATGGTTGCCTGCAATCCAAACAATCTTTGCTTGGGGTGCAATCGTTCGTAACTGTGCGCATAGTTCGGTAGCACGATCAATTGTCGCTTGTGTTGTTCGAGCAAACGCAGGTGTGTAACGGTATTTTCCAAACTCACACAAGTCCAGGTTGTCTCCAACTAACACGATTTGATCTGGCTTTGCTGCTTTAACAATTCGCAACGCAACTTCGATAGCCTGCTCGTCGTGTATCGGTTCTAACGCATCGTTGTTTGCATGGAAGTAACCAAGTTGCATATCTGGCAGGATGACTGCTGTTTGATATTTAGATTTGGAAGCAACACTTGGCGTTAGTTTTGGCACTCGGTATTGTTTACCCTGTTTGATAACGGGCCAAGCGGGTGCGTCTGTTTTGCGTAATTCATCAGCCAATGACATGTATGTATTCTCCTCGTCGGTATTGATTAATTGCACCAATACTTATACGATGCCCACGTTTTTCTAATGCTATGCAAATGGACGGTGTTGGAATTGTTGAATCTTTAAGTGCGTTAATAAGATCTTCTTTGTCTTGTTTTTCAAGTTTGTTTATGATCTGAAAAAGCAATGGAATTCTTCCACGGGTTGGACGATTATTTTTTATCTCGTCCATCAGACTTTGTTTCACGGATTCTTTTTGCGTTTTCAACGTGCGCTCCCTCGATTGTTTTGTTGAGTTTTTCTATTACTTCCCACAACTCGTCAGCTTGGTTTCGTGAAGGTGTGACCTTCAGTAAACAGTCGCGGATAAGCATGAGTTCAACGGTAGTGAATCCCCTCGCCATTTACAAGCACCTTTCAATCGGTTTAGTTGTGCTTAGACCTTAGATGATCTGTGAGCGCGGTGTCAATTCTATCTACTTTGTCTTCGGTTCGGTTCAAAGATTTGTGCATGGTGCGCAGGATGCCTTGTACCACTTGGTGGTCTGCATGGTTTTCTTTGCCTAGTTTGGCAATAATGATTGCTAGCAGACCAAAACTACCAGTAACGACAGCAGCCCAAACAGCATCCATGTCATACGGCTTTCGCAGCAACGAAGGCTGCAACCGCAGGCGGAACTTGGTTTCCTTGGGTGTAGCGGATGTGCCACGGTTCGGATTGGACTTCGTGTGAGAAGCCGTAGAGGTGTTCATTGGCTAACATCCAAGCAAGTCTAGGTCCTGATGCTGTGGACACATCGACTGCGATACCGAGGTTGTGCTGGCTTTTGCCTGGTGTTGCCAGCATCGCCAAACCTTTTTTCAGATACCAAGTTTTACCCTCGAATGTTTTGGTGCTGGTTCCGTCTACTTTGTCAAGCGTGTAGCGTGTGAGGAAGCCCCGCTTTTGGGTTTCGTAATCTCGATATGTGTCACCGCTACTCGTCGGAGTCAGTTTGATACCAGCCTTATCAGCCGCATCAACCATTGCTTCCCACGCATCAGCAGCACAATGATGCAACGTACCACCAATGGTTTTGCGTAGTTTGTCTGCGGCTAGTTTGCCTGGGACAGCGTTCTTTAGATGGTCACAAAGTTTGACCGGCACAACTGGATATGCCATAGTTTTACTTGGCTGGTTTTGCGCCGAACGCGCTGTTGATTTCTTCCATTGTCAACTTGCCGTCGAGCGAGGCGGCTGCGAGTTTCTGAATTACGGCGGCACATGCGGCGAATCCTGCGAGGGCTGCTGCCTTAAACACGCTTAGTTCTGGAGCAAGAATTGCACTACCGCCAACGATAGCCAATGCTGAGGACAGGAACACTGCCACGATACGACCGAGGATGTCTTGTGCTTTCTTCATTCTGTTTCCTTTGTGCTAAGAGTTAAAGCTGCGTGTAACACCAATGATACACCAACCACCCAGATCGCTTGCCGGAGTGTAGGGCCTGACAACGTAATCAGGACTAGTCCTGTGCCTGCGTATGTCCATGCGTTGTCTTTGATGAGGTTGGTGAGGCGTTTCATGGTCGTCTCATTCTACTACCTGCTGCTGTGAGGGTTGTCCCTGCTGCGATGGCGATGAGGGTTCGGCGTTCTCCTACAGGGATATTGGAGCCTGTTGGCACATAGTCGTCGAATCCGCCGAAGATGTCTATGGTTTGTTCAAACACTTCTTGGACAGCCAAAGGTGCGTCTTGGATTGCTGCTGTGAGTTCGGCTATCTGGGTTTCGTCTAGTTGTTGGACTTCAATAGTTTCAAAGATTTCTGTGGCTTGTTCTTCGGTGATGACAGCCAACACTTCGGGGTTGGAGGCGAGGGCTTCGGCTTGGTCGGCTGTGACTGCGGTGGCAAGGATTTGGGTGATGAGTGCTACTGCTTCTTCGGGGGCTAGGTTTTTGATGGTGTCTACAACGGTGTCGAACTGTTCTTCGGTGAGGGGGATGTCTGTGTCGCCAGCGTCTAGGAGGGCTTCTACGAGTTCGGGTGGTAATTCCTCAATAAGTTCCATTGGGGGCATTAGAGGGGGTTCTGGTGCGTCTAGTGGCATGTCTGGTGGCAAAGGCATGGTGTCGGGTGGCAGAGGCATGGTGTCTGGAGGCTCTGGTAGTAGCCCGACAAACGGTAGCGTATCGGGTGGATAAACAGTAGGGTATGTGTCCACAGGGTAAGGCATTGTGTCCACAACGTCGGGTGGGAGATTTAATGTTTCTGGTGGATATGTTTCAATCTCTGGTAGTACGAGGGGTGGTATCTCTGGCATGGCTGGTGGCTCTATTTGTGGTAGAGGAACCGTTGCTGGCGGCTCTGGCATTGTTGGCTCTACTGGGATTGTGGCGATTGTTTGAAGTGTCGTAGTAGTCAAGTTTGGTGGTACATCCACAGTCGTAGAGGGTGCAATAGTAGTAGTGGTCGTCGTTGTAGTCGTGGATGTTGTTGTGGATTCCCATGAGGTTGTTGTCTCCTGAATAGTGGTAGTCGTATCTGGGATAGTGGTATCTGGAACCGTGGTTGTAGTGGTTGTTAATCCATCCCAAAGAGAAAGATTGCTGATAGTTAAATGCCCTGGCTGGCAGCAAGAGTCTGTCGAGTACTGACGAAACGTAAAGATGTCACCCTCTTGAACAGGTATTGACATTGAACCTGTCGCATTGTTTTGTTGCGTAATCAACGTGTAAACCCCATTGACACCGTACTGTGGTGGGTCGTATGACCACCCGTCATTGGTCTGGTATGCCCAAGTAAAATCTATTGTGTCCACATCCGCAGGGATTGTGGTTTCAATCTTCACCCAATGCGCCTGACCGCTGCAACCACCGTAGTCAGGTCCGTGAAGGGTAATCGAAGTACCAACTACTTCAACAGAACCGTTGCATGCTTGCGATTGGCTGTATGTCCAGTCTCCTGTAACGTCTGCTTTGGCGGGTTGTGCGAGTAGCGCAAGTATTGCTACTGGCGCAAATATCAGCCAACGGGTGCTGCGACCCACGCCAATGTTTCTTCATCCCACATGTAGTTACCTTCAGGTTTTGGTGTTGGTGCTTGCCAATCGTTGTTGTCGTCTAGTGACCATGATGCGTATGGTTGTGGTGCTACGAACTCATCTGCGTCAGCGTCATAGGTGTAGTCGATACCTGCATACTGTTTGCGAATACGGTTGTTGTAACTGGTTTGAACCCATGTGCCACCAAGAAGGTTGTTGCACCACTCTGCGCCGTTGGTTTCGTGTTCGTCTGCTACAACGATTACTCGTAGGACTTTGTTGTTTGAATCTATTTCTGCAAAATGTGCCATATTTTTTCCTTTTATCCGATTGGGTATCTAATAATAACAATGCCAGAACCACCAGCACCTGCGCTTGGACCTGAACCTCTGTCACCACCGCCACCACCACCAGTGTTCGCTGTTCCACTAACACCACTTGAAGATGCGTCTGTTCCTCCTGCACCACCGCCACCTGCGCCACCTGCGCCACCTGCACCACCGTCACCTGCACTCGCACCACCACCGCCACCATAAGTGACAGATGTACCCGTAATGGATGATGCAGTTCCCGCACCACCAGCACCACCGTTTTGAGTTGAAGTAGTGACACCTACAGCACTAGCACCGCCACCGCCACCACCGCCAGTAGTACTCGGACTACCAGTGTAACCACCACCAGCAAAACCCTGTCCCGAAGTTCCTGCACCAAACGAAGTACCACTAGCGTTGTTTCCAGAAGCACCACCGCCCGAACCACCAGTTGATGCAGAAACAGAACCACCGCCACCGCCACCACCACCAGTTGAGGTGATAGAACCAAATACGCTATTACTACCACTTGTTCCAGCCACAGATGTTGAAGTAGAACCAGCACCGCCACCACCAACAGTCACCGTATAAGAAGTTCCTGCCGTGAGGGATTGCGTGCCTGCAAGAAGTCCTCCTGCGCCACCACCACCACCACGACTAAAGCCACCACCACCACCGCCTGCGACAACCAAATACTCTGCGTTCACCAACGAAGGCGGAGCAAAAGTCACAGTAACCGTACCCGTAGCCGTAAACGACCAAACCGTATATGCACCCGAAGTAGTTACAGTTCCACCTGCAGAGAAAACAGTCAAACGTTGTTTGGACGCATCGGCTGTTAGATAACGGAAAATGACAATCCCAGAACCACCTGTACCACCACCAGCAGCATTACCACCACCGCCACCACCAGCACCACGGTTTGCGGTTCCAGCAGAACCAGCAGTGTTAAGACCTCCATTACCACCACCACCAGTACCACCCGCACCAGCAGTTCCACTAGTAGTAACACCACCACCACCGCCACCACCATAAGCAACAGACGAACCACTAATACTGCTAGAAAGACCTGCACCACCAGCACCAGCAACAGTTGTTGCAGACGGAGACACACCTACAGCACCAGCGCCACCACCACCGCCAGACGGCCAGTACGGACTACCACGCAAAACCAATAAACTTGCACCAGCAAAACCTTGATTCGCTGTTCCTGCTCCGCCCGTGAAAAGAGTTGCACCTGAACCTCCAGCACCACCACCAGAACCACCAGCAGAACCGTTTGCGGTTCCTCCTGCGCCACCACCAATGGAAGTAATAGAACCCAAAACAGAATCAGTGCCATTAGAACCAGCAACACCACCAGCACCAACGGTTACCGTATATGTTCCTGCGACAAGTGAAAGTTTGCTTTCAGCAGAACCACCACCACCAGTTGATTCACCTGTTACGGAACTCCGATAGCCACCAGCACCACCACCACCGCCATCGGCTGCACCACCACCACCACCAGCAATAACTAAATACTCGGTATCCAAACTTTCTGTAGGTTGCGAACCAAACGACAAAGTACCTGTCGCACTAAAAGTATGAACCTTATAGAACACGCCAGCCACAGAAATATATGACTCAATGCCACCATTAAAAGTTTGTTGCAACTTGTAACGAGGATTCACGTTCACATACTGTGAAACTTTTGTTCTACTACGCATTATTGCACCGTCACAGTCGTTGAACCAGTCGAAGTAAACGAATGAATCGTGTACCCACCCGAAGAAGTTATTGTTCCACCACTCACCGAGATACCTGCTGAAGATGCGTCAGAAGTTAGGTAACGGAAAATCACAATACCGCTACCACCTGTACCACCATTAAAACCAATAATAGCAGCACCACCGCCACCACCAGTGTTTGCTGTGCCTGCTGCACCTGCACCGCCCGTACCACCGCCACCGTCACCACTCAAACCAGCACCACCACCACTAAGTCTGCCTGCGCCACCACCGCCACGAGTTACAGCCGAACCAGTAATTGAACTTGATAAACCGTCACCACCTGCAGAAGTACTGTCAGTGTTACCTAACTCTGATGCACCACCGCCACCGCCAGAGTTGCTAGACGAACCTGCACCACCGTTAAAACCTTGAACTGGTGACGCTGTTCGTGTGCCACCTGCAGCACCGCTACCGCCGCCGCCGCCGCCCGACCCGCCTGCCGAACCAGCCGTTGTAGAAAACCCACCACCACCACCACCAGTAGCAGTAACGCCAGCAATAGAACTAGATGTACCGCTTGTACCAGCAGCAGCAGAAACCGCGCCCGCACCACCAGCACCAACAGTGACCGTGTATGTGCCAGCACCAATACTTACAGCAGAACGATTTTCTGCGCTACCGCCACCACCAGTTGTTTCACCTACAACGGAGTTTATATATCCGCCAGCACCACCACCACCACCAAATTCTAGCCCGCCACCACCACCACCAGCGATAATCAGATACTCAATATCAACAGACGGATTAATCCAGTTCTTAACCGACTGACCAACCCGCGACCGAGTATCGTAACGAAGCACCATGCTTCGACCCTACGAAATCTGGTTGACGTAGCCAGTAAGAAGAATCACATCAGCAGTAGCAGCAAACGCCTTCACAACCTTAGTGTTCTGCAAAATCAAACCAGGAACAACAAGAACCAAACCCGACTCAGCCGCAATAGTCAACTCAATGTTGCCATCAGCAGCCGTAGCAGTACCCCACTCCAACGTGAGTTTCACAGCCGAAGAAGAAGTATTGTTCGCATACATCCAAATCTCATCAAACAAACCAGCAGTAGTCACCGTTGTGTAACAAGTGTGAACTGTTACCGTGGCAGCAGTAGACGTACCAGTGACCTTGATAGCCATACCATCAGTAGAACCCGATAGTTTCTTTTTCGTAAATGTTGCCATGATTGCTCCTTAACTAAAGACTTGGATTGCCATAATGTTTTGGTCATCATCAAAAGTTACTGGTGAAGCCGCAACAGCCCATGCTACACCGTTCGCAGCCGACGAATCAGCCGTCAAAACATGCGTGTCAGTACCAACAGGCAAACGATTCAACACCGACCCCGTAGTAACCAACAAATCACCCTTAGTCGTCAACTTAGAAGCCAACTCATTTGCTTCATCAGCATCATCAGCTGTAAACACCGGATAGATCGTCGCACCAGAACTATGTGCCACAGCAGTCGTATCATCAGCTGCGCGAGTCAACGTCAAAGTAGAACCCGAAATCGTTGCTGAACACTTCTCCTCAGATGAAGTACCTGGATCAATCACCACATAAAACGGAACACCAGCAGTAGACGGCCAACCTGTAGTCGCAGTCAACGTAACCGACGTGTCGGCAATACTCAAAGAACTAGAGGTCGTGGTGGATGCCGCAGCACCTTTGTATTGTCGTCTAATTACAGCAGCCATAGTTGTCCTTTATCATACACTATCTAACCGAACGCATAATTACCGTACATGTGCCATCCCAATCCCACTCGTTATGGGAATGAGCCGAGTCCACAGGTTGCCAGCGCACGTCTTCAACAATCACCGAATAGGTATCCAAGTTCTCCTGATAGGTGATGACCGATGGGGTTTCCACCAAAGATCGCAAACGGAACAGTTCGTCATCCACATCAAAAAAGTAGTCTCGACCTTTCACATTGATTTTGTGGTGCAACAGCAAAGGAACACTAAAGATTTGTGAACGCAACGGAGCCGCATACGCCCGACCCATCCAGCGTGTCAACACAGGACCAACCGTGGCAGAAGCCGAACGTGTCATAGTGAGCCGAACCTCAGCCTCAAAAACTCTTGTCTCAAACCCATCAAACGTGGATTCCAAACTGTTAGCAATTGACTGTGTGCCAACCGTGGCATACGACCCACCATCAGAAGCCACCGCCAACGAAATAGAACCATTCAACTGCTCGGTACGCAAATCCCACTTAGGAACAAACTTGCTGTCCGGTACACCCCAACGATAAATACCTGAATCAATGGTTCCTGACGCAACAAGATCAGTGGCATGCTCACAATAAACACCAAGCCCTGTAACCGTGAACACTGGGCGCGTACCATACAAACTGATCGAAGGCACAGCACCTTGACCTGCGACCATCAAATCTGCTGCCCAAGCAGGCTGGTTGGTGGCAACCTGTGAACTGATGTCCATACGCCCCAAGCCTGTAGATGTCGCATCAAGGTTCTTGTATGAGAACCAAACAAACCGACCTTGTGAAGCAAACGCATCCACCTGTCCAACCTCGATCAACGGTCCTACAACAAGGTTGCCGTTGTCATCAGATGACGCAAACCTGAACCCTGTAGTCGTACCGATTAGCACATAACCCAAATACGAATCTATTGCTGTGACGATTTCGCCTTCAGGTAGTTCGGCTGCCACAGTTGGTGAATCCAGAGCCGATCCATCTGTTTTGATAGTTGTCTTGTAAATCAACGATGTTTGACCTGCGTACCCTGCTGCATAAATATGATTTTGTCCACCAGCAAACCCCACCCATGACCAAGTGCTGTTCCCATGAGTGAACAACCCTGCGCCTGGACCGCCCGAACTAATAAAGTTGTAGATCGTGGCACCAGCAGCAGCCATCAAACGGCCTTTAGTGTATTTGATTTTGGTGAACGTGTCTGTGCCTGAGATGTATGAACTGAACGCACCCGTAGATGTGTTGGTTACATGAATACCGTGAGATGCAAAACCAACCCATACGTTGTAACCGTCGCTTGTCATTGAACTAACATTGCCAGCAGGTTCAGAAGTACACGATGTAGGGCTAGCAGTAAGGCTCGTGTAGAACGTGACATTGCCACCCGAAGCCACATACAGGCGTGTTCCAGCAACAATAGATTTTAATGTCGCAGCAGCATCAGCCAGGATTTGGGTAGTGTCTTTCAATAACGACAACTTGCCACGATCCCAAACATTTACACCCTTACTAGAACGGAAACGGTATGCCTCAGCGTCAGCGGTATCCGAATAGTTTTGACCTGCACCGTAATGCCAAGACGACTGTGAACGCCTCCACAAACCTTGCGGGTTTATAGCAGCCTCACCAGGTTCAGCCGACTGGTCAACCGAGTCACGAACACGCGCATCAAACTGGCGTGTGAAATCATTAGATTTTGTGTCAATCAAATATGGTCGACCGTTAATAGCAACAGGAAAAACAAACGGAACAAGTTGCGTTGTGCCAGTACCCGTATAAAACGATGCACCACCAAGAAACGGGCTACTAAAATCTAAAACGTATGCCACGTTAAACCCTAATGGTTAGTGGGTATTGCCGAGCCAGCTTAGAAGCCTCAGCAATAATGCGGTCGCGCCTAATCCTCAAAATGTTTGTAACCGAATTAGAAATAGAACCAGCAGGAACCTCATCAGATCTACGAGTGTCACCTTGCGATTCAATAAAGTTACGTTTCACTTCACGCACAGACAACATGCGAGCCATCACACCCATCTCAACAATATCTTCCATGTTTATCGGCATCAAACAAACCGACTGAATATCTGACGACGTGGTAGACGCACGAACAAATGGGGCTTTGTATCGAACACGCAAAGTACCTGCCATAGACACCTCATCAAAAGTTAAAGCAAACCCTGACGCAAAATCGGATGTAGGCAAATCCCTTGACAAACGAACCCCACGCAACACCGGATAATCAGAAGACAAATAGCGTAACCGCACATCAATCAAATCGATAATCGTGGTTGCGCTAGTCAAGTTAACCTGACGGTCAGAACCGTTGTAATCAACATTCGCCGCAATCACCCGAAACAAACCGTTAGATGGGCTAGACAAATCATCTAGTTCCTGGTTGAACGAATCCAACAGTTGTTGCTGAGGAAAACGTGGGTTCAAAATAGCAAGTGCGCCAGCCGTGTGCGCTGCTGCCGTAGTACCTAAATAGCCTCGCTCAACAGTCAAAGTTTTAGAACCTGACTCAGCAACCCAAACATACATGAGTTCCGAATCAATTTCAAACACTGATCCAGCGCGCAAACCAGCCAAGTCATAAGACATGACAATAGAAGTATCTGACGATGTAACGGTTGTTGCTAACTTGTTCCGTTCCTCAATCGTTCCAGATAACAGTTGCCGTGACACCCTGTTGATGAGCGCACCAGCAGTAGACATTTACTTCTTTTTCTTGGCCTTCATCATCGGTTTGTCCATCTTCTTGGCCATTTTCTTTGCGTCAGCCTTACCTTTGGCGGTGTAAGGGAATTTCATTTTTCCAACTTTAGGCATAATCGTTCCTTTCAAGGTTTAGAAAAACAGATTACCACACATCAACAATCCCATTTGCGTAACGCCAAAGCCTTCCGAGTCGGCTTTCCCTTGCTGTCCTTCAACGGACCTGGCATGCCACCCATACGCGCACAAAACGATTTACGTCGAGCAGCCGCTTTAGGTGACTTCGCTGCTTGCTTCGCTGACACAGGTGGTTTCAGATTCATACCTTGCGCTTTGGCAGATGCACGACCTTTAGCGTTCAAACCACCAGCAGGATTCTTGCCTTCTTTGCGTTGCCAGGCAGCAGTCTTAGCCACGCTTCTTTGCGGCCTTCATGTTGTCAATCAAATTAGGGTACGGGCGACCAGCAGCTTTAGCCGAAGCCTTCGCAGCAGCCTTCTTCTTTGGGGACAACTTCTTAGATTTCTTTTTAGGGTTTGGTGTATCCCAAACTGCTTTAGGTTTCATCATGCCAATACTCCTGCGTTTAATAGGACATCTCTGACATTTAACACTACACGATGCTTCATTCCTGGTAGCAGTTCCACACGATGTTGACCGATGGTGGCTTGCACCCGTTTAGATACCTCGATTTCGCATGTAGGTTCAAACGGTTTCCACACCCCAGTAGACCTGTTAATGGTTGGCTGAACGATCTGTAGCACTTGTTCGGCTGCTGTGTCCCAGTTAAACGCCGCTGTTTGTGGGGCTGTCAGGAACGCCTGACGACGGTACTTGTCACGTTTGTTGTACAAGTCTTTGATGGCTTCAGCCAATGCTTCAGGGTCAGGTTCATCCCAGTTGCCCATGTCCTGCCAAACACCTTTAGCGGTCGGGACACTGGTGGTTGGTATGCGATGGGTGGCAAGATCAGCGAACTCTCGATGCCCATGAGCGTTAGACAGGATCGTTGGGATACCCGCTGAGACAGCCTGCAACGGCATGAGACCGAACCCTTCACCACGGGACACCGACACAAACCCATCCATAGAACGAACCAAATCACGTTCCTGTTCAACAGTTAACCATTCACGATGAATCACCACATTCGGGTAATCCAAATTCTTTGGTGCAGACAGGTGAGGTGGCACAATCTTGATATGCAGTTCAGCGTCAGGTAGCTGCAACTTGTTAAACACTTCTAGCACCACATCCAAGCCTTTGCGATACCACTCTGAACCGCCGCACATGATCCGGAACTTGCCATCAGGTTTATCTTCAGATGGACACCAAACATCACGGTCAACACCCAACGGGATCATGTGAACATTGTCGTGGAACTGTGAGAACAAGTCATAGTTGTGCATGGATGGCACAATGATCGTTTCTATTAGCGGGATGTATTCGTAAAACTGTGGTGGCAACCAGTTTGTTTCCCACATGGTTAACACCGACACACGCTGGTCATCAAACCACCCTGCAATCAGATTAGGTCGCAAAGCAAACATCACAGTTTCGGCGCGATCATCAAGTGTTACCTTTTCCGATAACGCTGTCTTCAACCCTTGCACCATTTTCCCGTAACCGATATGCGGGATGTTTACACCTTCAACACTTAAAAGTCGGGAAGTATCCCTGATTCTGCCTGCCATTTTTCTGTTGCTCTCGATTCCACGTTTGCAGCACCATCAATTTTTCTTGGTTGGATACCGTCTTGACGCAACCGTTTATATGCGTCTAAGTCCTTTTCTAGCACACGATCCTTCTGTGCGATGGTTGCTGACCGTGAAGAACCTGTACGGGTGGGCATAAGTTCTGCGCTGAATCCGACTGCTGACACTTTGCATCCGAAACAACCCTCAACATCCAGGTCAGGATGTGTCTCTTGATGTTTGATCACGTTATGTAACTCCCATATCCTGCTGCTGTTAACGATGCTACCTCAGTAGCATCCACCTCAATGTCATGCCCACCGTAGTACACCTTGATTACTGTTGACATGTTAGACGGTTGGTTCTCTGTGTATGACAGGTCGGTTAACTGGTACACGTTACGGCCACGCGCTGTCGGTTGGCGATGTCGAGCCAATCTGTTAGCAAGCCGTTGTTCTTCAGATAGACGGTTCCCTCTAATGTCAAAATCAGCCAACACTGGGGTCACAAAGTTGTCGGTTGGTGTACGGAATATTGCCATCAGGTTATGTACGCTCCAAATCCGTCTGCTGTAAGTTCTGTTACTTCTGCTGCTGTCAAGAAGTGGTCACGCCCACCATACCAAACTTTCTTTACTTGACCTAGATCACGTTGGTCAACAATCGTGTAACTGTTGTCGGTCAACTTGTAAAGGTTTCTTGTTCGAACATTACTTTTAATGTAAGACCCCAAACGGTTTGCCCCATCAAAATCGTTGAAAAATCCGCCAACATACTGGTAGGTGTATGGGACACGGAATATGCGTGACTTCACCCAGTCAGCGGTATCGGTTCCTGTGCCGGAACCTGTGGCTGAACGGAAGTATGCGACACCGCCAAGACTGACCGAAGTTCCTTCGCCTGATCCTGTGGCTGTACGAATGTTGATAACAAGATCAACACCGTCACCTGATCCAACACCTGAACCTGTGGCAACACGGATAGGGATACGAATGAACGTGACTACAGAATCCCCTGTACCGCTACCCACAGCCGTTCTAACAGGGGTTATCCTGCCAACAGTAGTATCAGAGCCAACACCGCTACCTGACGCTGTACGAGGCGCGATATGCAACCCTGTGGAATCCATAGTTCCCACACCAGAACCCGTAGCAGAACGAATACGAACAGACAGTGCTACCGCAGTAGCATCACCGACACCACTACCTGTGGCTTGACGTTGGCGTAGCACCTGTGCGACAGACGATGCTGTACCCAAACCGTCGGCTGTAGCAGTAACCGTAAGAACAGCACGAACACCAAGATAAAATCTTCCACCAGAACGGAACGGGAAACTAAAGTCAGTTAACTGACCCAAACGTATCTGTGCTGAACCATGAGCAACAGACGAAGTGCCATCACCAGAACCAGTCGCGGTACGACCAACAACAGCAAAATAGGTTCCCCGATAAAACGGGTGAGTATTTAAGAACGGTTCTGTAAACCCCGCAACAGCAGTTATAGCCACTAGGGGCTACCTACCTAATCGAGTGACAGCGTGAGCGAAGTGATCTGAAAAGTATCGCCAGCAGTCACAGCCGCCGAAGACGACAACGCACCAGTCCACAAACAGTTACCAGCAGTAGAAGCATCCCACATAGACCAATGGCTGTACGTTTCCGTAGCAGCAACGTTAGTCCACTCCAAAGTTGCTGAAGTAGCAATCGAACCCGAAGCAGCAGTAGCCCACGCAGCAACCTTACGAGTTGTCTCAGTAGCAGCCGCAGTAGTACCAGCCTCACCAGCATCCGCAGTATGCAACTTCACATAAACATTCGTCGGAATAGTCCACGCAGTCTTACCAGTCGTGTGTTCCAGAATCTTCAATTCTGCATAGTTAGAAATAGACATACAAACCTTTCGACAAAAACATCATACACCAAACAAAAAAGTGGGGCGGCCGAGGTCGAGGGGAACCAGGGCCGCCCCACACTTTGGGGTAACTAACGCAACTTATTAGGAAGCGTTTGCACCAATGCTTGATGCGCCTTCAATACGACGCAACGAGGCTTCGCGGAAGCGACCGTAGCCACCCAACCAGTACCAACCGATTGGATTGAAACGGAGCAAACTGTCCACGACAGGACCACGAACAACCTTTGGAACAACACCGTTACCATCGATTGCTGAGTAAGCCTTAGCCAAAGCCTGACGGCCCATGATCAAAGTGCTGTAAACGTCAATGATTCCAGTTGTGCTGGTTCCGTTTGATGCGTTGGCATTCAATGGTGCGCGTGGTGTCTCAATGAAACGAACCGACTCAAAAGTGCCGATTTCGCCATTGTAGATACCTGCTGTGTCCACGTTAACGTGAGGTGCGTTCCATGCAGCGTTAC